GGAAGGTGAAAAGGCAGATGAAGGAGATGCTCCAGAGGCACGAGGACGCGGTCTACTACATGAACCAGGTCCGCTGCCTCGTCGAGAAGCACGAGGACTGGGCCCAGTACGCCAACGACTTCGTCAATCCCCCCGCGGATGCCGACCAGGGCAGCCCCGAGGGCCTGCAGGCCATCCTCTCCAAGGTCGATGGCTACTTCTCCAAGCCCGAGTACCAGACCGTGCTGGTCGACGACACCGTCCTATACAAGGGCCAGCCGTATGCCAGGGTGCATCCTGCCGACCCGCCCACGATCTTCGAGCTTGAGCAGGTGAACCACAGCCCGGTCGGGACGCCCCTCGGGGTAGTGGACAGGGGGCAGATCGACCCATGAGCTACGACTTCAACACGCGGACGGCCCCCTGCCCCCATGTCATCTCGGAGGAGAGGTACATCGTCGACGCGAAGGACTTCAGGACGCTCCACCTGGCCGCGAACACCTCCCTCAACATGAGGGCACCCATAAACGGGCAGAGCACCCTCACCCTGCGCATCAGCGGGACCCTCGTCCAGCCCGACGACCCGACCTACGGGTACGACATCCTGGCGGACGAGAACCGGCTGCAGACCAACGACCAGTTCTACAAGGTCATGTTCAGGAAGCCGGTGCGCTGGTTCGTCCCCCTGATCGAGGCGGGGTACATCACCCGCCAGCCGTACTGCCTGAGGTGCAGCGCCCAGGGGCAGCTCAACGACCTCAAGATGTCGGGGATCGGGGGGCTCCTGAGGGTCGTGAACACCGACAAGCTGATCCAGAAGGTGCTGAAGTTCGTGCTGACCTCCAGGTGCTCCTTCTATCCCCAGTTCACCTGCAAGATCAAGGACTACGTGGGGAAGAAGTTTGGCAACGCCATAACGGAGGCGGACGTGTCCTCGCAAATCCTGGACGCCCTCCAGGACATTAAGAGCGTGCAGGCCGCCCAGAGGACCGTCCAGGACCTGAGCCTCCAGGAGATGCTCAAGGACGTGACGGGGATATCCTCCTCCATGCCCGACCCGACGTCGGTGAGCGTGGAGTGCTCGATCACCAGCTACGGGGTGCAGTCCTCCCCGCTGCCGGTCAATTTCACGGTATCGTCTACTAGAGACAGGGTAGGGAACTGATGCAGCCACCAATCTCGGGAAGCGCCTTGACGCTCGTCACGCCGGTCCTCCAGGCTGGAGCCACCTCCATGTCGGTGGACTCGACCGTCCTTCCATACGACGTCCTGGCCGACTCCTCCTACGTCCGGCTTGAGGTCTCGATCTACGGGACCGTCACCATAAACGGCGCACCCCTGCCCCCCGTGTCCGGAAAGACGCATTTCGTCGGCACCATAGCCATAGACACGCAGGGCGAGCAGGCGGTCCTCCAGTTCCTGGCCAGGAACTACGATCCCATGCAGATAATGACGTGGGCGGGTAGGACCCTGTATGCCGTGGGCTTCCGGTTCGTGGACGCCAACGGGTACGTGCAGGCCGTCACGGCGGCCACCGGGCCCACCGGGGCCTCCCAGCCCGTCGTCTTCACCCCTGCGGGGATCGCCCAGGACCTCCCCGCCACCATCACGCAGGACGGCGGCACCACGTGGAAGAACATGGGCCTCTACGAGGTGAGCCCCACGGTCGGCTTCACCGTCATACCGTTCGTCAGCGGCTCCAGCGCCGTAATCGGCCCCCCGAGCGGCATAAGCTCCTACAAGTCCCAGGTGGCCTGCCGGGTGGAATGGCTGATGCCGACCTTCCCGGGGACCATGGGGACCAAGGTCATGCTCTCCACCGACCCTGCCGGGGTCAGCCCGCCGTACGTCCAGTACGGGGACGTGGTCCCCACCAGCGCGGTCAGCCGTACCAGCACGCAGGTCATCGACAGCTCCACCTCCACGAGCTACGACCCGAAGACCGGCACGCAGGTTATCACCACGGTCAACCAGACGCAGGAGTTCACCTACAACTACGTGGACATACTGCCCTCGGCGGTCAACGGGGCAGCCAAGTTCTATGCCATGCTCTCGACGGTCGTTCAGGATCCGTTGACCAGCGTGGTGTTCGAATCCCAGCAGAACGGGCCCGTGACGTGTGGGTTTGCCGACCTGTCCCTGGTCAGCCCCACCGACTTCCTCGCCCTCCAGCGCAAGGAGGACATCGCCGGCCGGCTCATTGCCTACATGACGCAGCTCTACCCGGACCTCGACTTGACCCCCCGCTCGGAGCCCCGCGACCTGCTCATCGACCCCGTGGCCATAGAGCTGTCCAACATGAGCGTCAGGGAATGGTTCGCCAGGGTGAGCCAGTCGGTGTCCGCCATGAGCCAGGTGGACAACGCAAGCGGCAACGGGACCAGCGACCCGTTCAATACCTCCTCCGTCAAGCAGCAGATTTCCCGGGCCTTCGGGCTCAGCGCCAACGACACGCAGACGCTCATCGACAAGCAGTTCGACATCCTCGGGGAAAGCGTGGGGCTCGTTCGCGGAGGGGCCACATCCTCCGTCGTGACCCTCACGTTCTACACCTACGTCAAGCCCACGGTCACGGTGTCGTTTCCCGTGGGCATCCTGTGCGCCACGGTCCCCGATGGCAACACGCCCTCGCTGACGTTCATGACCACGGGCTCCGCCGTGGTGGACAAGGGCTCCGCGGCATCCTTCTACGACCCCGTCAACGGATGGTGGGCGGTGTCGGTCCCCGCATCGTGCCAGACTGCCGGAAGCACCACGAACGCGGGGGCCGGTACGATCCGCACCATAGGCTCCGGTGCCCCTGCGGGCTGGAACATCACGAACCCCGTCGCCGCCACGTTCGGGCAGGACGACGAGATAAACTCCAAGTTCGCATCCCGCATCGCCGTGCGGCAGGTCACGGGCGTCGACTCCGGGACCCGGGACGGCTACCTCACCGCCGCCCTGGCCACTCCGGGCGTGGTGGCGGGGGAGGTGGTGGCGGCAGGGGACGTCGAGATGCAGAGGGACTGGGACCCCATCCGCCAGAAGCACGTCTTCGGTTGCGTTGACGTCTACGTCCAGGGGAACACGTCGTCCGAGGAGGACGACATCGTGGCGTTCCGGTACCAGAACTCCGGGACGTACGGGGCCTACACCAGCTACCTGTTCCTCACCCTGGTCTCCAAGTCCAGCCAGCTCGTGAAGTTCCAGATAGGGAGCGCCGCCTTCCGGGCGCTGCCGTGGCAGCCCTACCAGGGGGTGGAGCTGCTGGTCTCCAGCCTCACGGGCCAGTTCTTCCTCGGCCTCGGCAAGGCGCAGTTCAACAACACGGACGGGTTCCTCATCCTCGACCCCGGCGACATGGCATACCAGGTCACGGGAAGCGGCCCCACGCAAGCCTACGTCCCCTTCCTGATCAACGGCGTCCCGGCAACCAACCTGGCGGCGGTGACGTATGCTGGCGGCTCGGCGAACTACAGCCTGCTCGCCCGCATCCAGTCCCCCCTGTCCGACGTTCCGGAGAACCAGCCCGTGATGAAGGTAAATTCCGTCGTCGGGCAGGCGGGCTATACGGGGGCGGTCCCGGAGGCCCTCGTCACCCTGGTGCACCATTCGGACTTCCTGCTCGACGGGGGGTCCAACCGGGCCGGGGACACCGCGCAGGTCCCCTCCACGGCAAGCAGCCCCCTCATCCTGACCATAGAGGCGAGCGTGCCGGGAGGCGTCCCCCTCCCCGTCCTGATCGACTCGGGGATGGACCTGCCGGTGGACACGAACGGCGTCCCCGGCAACGTCCTGTCCGTCCGTTCCACGGACTCCTCGATACTGTACAGCTTCGGCCCGGGCGGCGACTACGTCATCGTGCCCGCCGGGCCCTACCGCACGTATGCCCTGCTCCCGCAGGTCAAGTCGGTCGCCATCACGCAAGTAAGCATCTCCGGCAACGTCCTGACCGTGGCATGCGCCAACGACTTCGGGACGGGGGCACCCATCCTTCTGGGCGGGATTCCGGCCGCCAACGCGGCGGCGTTCCTCAACGGGGAGACCGTCGTCGTCGTCGCCTCGACCGGCACGGCCTTCACCGCCACCTATCCCGGCAGCGACCTTCCCGCCACGGCGGTGACGGGGACGGCCACGGGAAGCGCCATCCAGGACCAGCAGAAGGTGGTCGTGGCGTACAACAAGTTCGTCGTCAGCGAGAGCCTGAGCTTCGCCTCCGGCGAGGCC